CTACATTTGCTGACAGTGATGCAATACGATGGCATTTCAATTCAGGCGGCGATATTAGAATTTCTACAGAATTGTCAATTGATAGTGCACCATTATATATTCCTAGTATTGCTTGGAATGAACTGTTCAATTCGATCGGTGTTATAATTATTAAACATTCTGAAACAGTTTCATCTAATCAGATTGGAACGCCCGGTATTGGATTTACAGGATTAACTTCTGAATGGCAACAGATTTATACACGAATTTATTCAGAATTAGAAAATCCAAGTTTCTTTGGAAATTCATTAACCGTATATGCAAAACTTTCAGGTGATGATAGTATAGAAATTGATGTTACATTAACCAATTGTGACATAAATGATATCAATAATGGATATAATGTAGATGATTTTTATTGCGGTGTTGGAGTAACAGGATCAGATCCTATAGGCACTACCAATGGATCGTATGTTATTGGCGATTTATCTATTGTATTAGCACAGCAACGTGCAGATGATGCACACACTAGTGGTTTGGGCGTTATAACAGAAATGCCAATCTACAGTGTATTATCAGACATTTCAGAGATCAATAGTTAATTATTTTAAATTTATCTTGACATTTTAACCTTATCATGATACTATAACAAGTATTAATATAATGGAATTATGTAATGGAAGATATAAAAGATATACTGTCTTACAGAAATACAATGCGCACTTTCAACCTTAATAAAAAGGTTATGCAAGATAAAACTTCAAGTGCGCTAATACATCATGAAAATGGCGGATCGTTTGATATAACTCAAGAACTTATTGGGTTCTTGAATTATGCGGTTCAACAGAATAAGACAACAATTGTTATTCTTGATAGAAATAATTTACCGATTAAGATAAATGACATTCCTAAATTATTGGAAACTATATCTGATAGATATTTTGAAGTTGTAAATGATTTTTATATTCAATATGAACAATTACGTAGTTCTTCCAAAATTGAAATAGCATTAGAAATATAATGAATGGTATAATAATATTTTCTCATAATAATGGGTATATTGATTACATTAAGATAGCATGCGCAAGTGCAGGCTATGTCAGAAGAAACTTGTCTGGATTTGATGAAATATGCTTAGTTACAGATGTGGAATCATTATCCGGTAATGAGGAATTAGTCAATACATATTTTGATAGAGTTATAAAAATACCAGTTCCCACTGATTCTACTATGCGTACTTACCATGACACACATAGAGATAAGGCAGCAGCCAAATTCATCAACACTAACAGAGGCAACATATATGACTTATCACCGTATGATGAAACTCTAGTAATTGATTGTGATTATTTTGTCATGACAAATGAATTAGACCGTGTATGGGGAAGTAAAAATGATTTCATGATTACTAAAAACTACACCGATATTTGTAATGATAAACTATCTAGCGTTACCAAAATATCAAAAACTAGTATTGATATGTATTGGGCAACGTTGCTTTATTTTAGAAAGAGTGAATTCACTTCTATGCTATTCCGTATGATAGATATAATAAAAAATAACTGGCAATGGTATTATATTAGATATTCGTGTAACACAAAACTATATCGTAATGACCATACATTTTCAATTGCACTTCATATTATTACAAATGGCAATGATGATATAGTTCCAAACTTGCCCATACATTGCCTGATGAATAGTTTTGACACCGACCGAATCTTTAGAATTGATAGTCCTACTAATATTTTAATGCTTACTACGATGAATAAAAAATATACTAGTATGGTTAGGCTTCAAAATACTGATTTGCATATTATGAACAAACGTAGTATTATAAAAAATATAGATAAATTCTTTGAATACGGAGTTAGTCTATGAGTAGAGGTTATATTATAATTGCTCAAAATTCAGACGTTGATCATCTAAGATTGTCATATGCATTAGCACTTAGTATAAAACTTACACAGCAAGAAAATTCAGTTTGTCTATGTGTTGATGGTAGGACCGGCGATAAATTAGAACAAAAGCATGCAGATATATTCGACTACATAATTGATATACCCTGGACAGATAATGCTGCATCTTCGAAATGGAAAATAGAAAATAAATGGAAGTACATTCATATGTCACCATTCGATCAAACTATTATACTTGATTCGGACCAGTTATTTACGGCATCAGTTGACCATTGGTGGGACATACTAAACAAATACGATGTATGCTTATGTTCCAATGCCAGAACGTTTAGAGATAAACCAGTAACAAGTGATTACTATCGTAAAAAATTTACAAGTTGTGAACTTCCTGACATATATAGTAATTTTACTTACTTCAATAAATCTGAAAAATCATTTAAATATTTTCGTTTAGTACAAGATATTATGGAAAATTGGGATTATTATTATTCTGTATTTTTAAACGATGAAGGTCAAGATTGGATAAGTGCTGATGTTGCATTCTCTCTTGCTGCAAAGATGTTTTCATTTGATAATTCCATTGCTACTAACACAGTTGTCCCTCAATTTATACATATGAAAAGCCATATACAGGATATACCAAATACAAGTATATCTTCTGCTTGGAATAAAACATTACCAAGTTATGTAACAGATGATTTAAAAATTTTTGTTAACAACCAAGAACTATTATTACCATTCCATTATACCGAAAAGGATTGGCTTACAGATTCAATTATTGAAAAATATGAGGATGTTTTATGTTCGAGTGTATAAAAACTTTAAAAGATTCGGATGATTACAAAATAGTTTATTTTGATGACAATGGTGAAATCAAATCATTCGAAAACGCTATACTAGCAGATAGCAATAATACATATGCATACTTCAAAATTTCTGATATTAGTATGTTATTAGATGGTGCACAGAAAATTGATGATTTTCATGTCATTTACAAAAAAGATACTCTAAGTTATTATGTTGTCAAAAAAGATAGAAAACACGTTATATCTATAAAAAACAATATACAAAAATTGGAACCACGTGATAACCCAACAATCGTTATTGATATTATAGATAGTGGATTTTCATTTCAATTAACTAAAAATATATTAGTAGAAACTACATTGCTTGCTAAGTTAAATCAAAATTTCTATATTACGTTACTAGACGAACCAGATTTTATAATTGATATTCTGAATTTAAATTATGAAAAGTTAATTTCTGGTGAAAAATATACAATTAACTACATACATAAATATAATGATATAAGTATGTATATAACTGAAGAAATATTAGAAACTTATTCAATAGAGGATAAAAGAGTAACATGACTGCCATTATTATAAAAGACTTGGATGTATTTTATCTTAGTTATGATGAGCCAAATAAAGAAGAGCATTATGCTGATTTATTAGAAAAATATCCACATGCAAAACGAATTGATGGGGTCAAGGGATTTGACAATGCTCACAAGGCATGTGCCCGTGCAAGTAAATCAGATAGGTTTATAACTATTGATGGTGATAACATAGTTGACAAAAAGTTTTTCGACCTTATATTAAATTTTCCTACTAATGTTGATTTAAGCAAAAGTGTAATATCTTGGGGAGCAAAGAATTTAACAAATGGTTTAGTATATGGTAACGGTGGCATTAAATGTTGGCCTGTACAACTTGTATTAGATATGAAGACACATGAAAATGCAGATAATGAAACGAAAAAACTTGACTTCTGTTGGGATTTAGATTATAAACAGATGAATAACACCTATTCAATGATATTCAATAGTGGATCGCCATTCCAAGCGTTCCGCAGCGGCTTTCGTGAAGGTGTTAAGATGTCATTAGATGAAGGCAAAATCATCGAACCGTCTAAATTTAAAACTAAAGTATGGCCAAAGAATTATCACCGATTGCTTACTTGGTGTAATGTTGGCGCAGATATAGAAAATGGTTTATGGGCAATATATGGCGCCCGTCTAGGATGTTACCGTGTAAACTTTGATGAAACCTTTATCACTGAAAGTATTAGTGATTATGATTGGTTCAAGTCTTATTTCAATGATGAAGTATATCCAAAGTTTTTGTCTGATAATTCTGAAGTTGACACTGACTTACTATATGATGAATCATTAGATGTAGGTGATAAATTGGTAGAAATGTTGGGAATGGAACTATGCGATCCAACTGTAGAAATGTCAAACTTTTTTAAATTGGTTTACATAAATCCTAAAAGAGTACCAAATCCATTAGCAACGGAAAAATCAACAGGTTGGGATAGATAAATGGGACAATACGAAGACGAAGCAATTGATGCGAGAGAATCACTGAACAAGATATCGCCATCAATGTGCATGGCCAAATGGTTACAAGTAAGTTTGCATTTGCCTCAGGGTAGGACACATAGTTGTTATCATCCACCAACACACGCAATTCCGTTAGATGAACTAAAAAAAGATGTGGGCGCGCTACATAACACTGAGTTTAAAATGCAAGAGCGTAAGCAAATGTTAAACGGTGAACGGCCTTCCGGATGCCAGTATTGCTGGAACGTAGAAGATGCACCAGATGCGCCATCGGGCGGACGTTTGAGTGATCGGCATTATCGTTCAAGTGAATGGTGGGCACAAGAAGCGTGGAATGAAGTAGTTAATAATCCATTCGATCACAAAATTACTCCACGATATGTAGAAGTTAATTTTAATCAAGCATGTAATCTTAAATGCAGTTATTGTGCACCGCACTTGAGCACCGCCTGGGAAGACGATATTAAAAAACACGGTAATTTTAAATTTGCCAGTGGAACAGTACATAATGATATTCCTACATTAAAAAAGGCAGGCTGGATGCCACTTGACGTTGCACGAAAAGATAACCCATACGTTTCTGCATTTTGGGAATGGTTCCCTACAGTATACAAGGATTTGAAAGTCTTTCGTATGACAGGCGGCGAACCTCTTATGGATAAAAATACATTTAAGATTTTGGATTATGTGAATAGTAATCCCAATTCGTCGTTGGACTTGAGTATCACATCTAATATGTCACCACCAGATCCAAAACTGTTTGATAGGTTTATAGAAAAGATAAAAACACTAGAAGAAGTTAGGATATGGGAAGATCCAAATAAATTTAATCCAGATTCTGGTAATAATTGGTATGTAGCACCTGCGTGTAAACACTTTAGTTTATTTGTTAGTGTTGACAGTGTGGGCGACCAAGCAGAATATTTGCGTGACGGCCTAGACTTTGATACAATGTATGAAAATTGTCGTAGATTTCTAAGAGAGACTAGTGGTACTGAAATATCATTTATTAATACATTTAATTTACTAAGTATTCCAAATTTAAGGGGATTCTTACAAATGATATTAGATTTAAGAGAAGAATTTGGTTATGATAACCAAGATGAAGATTCATTTCAACCACCGGATCATAATGGATATGTTCACCCACCGTTCATACGGAAAAAGAGACAGAGAATATGGTTTGATATTCCATACTTACGCTTTCCAGACTGGATGACAATACAATTAGCAGATGATATGCTACTTGATATGATCCAAGACAATATCAACTTTATGAAACAGAATGTGCTGTCAAATGAGGACTACAATATATCATATAATGGTTTTAAAAATTACGAAGTCCTGAAACTTGAACGAGATTTATCTTGGGCAAAACAAGGAATAAATATGAGTGATGAAACATTAAGTACAAATATAATTAAATTCTATGAATACTTTACAGAGTATGACCGTAGACGTGGTAAAAATTTCTTAGATACCTTCCCAGAAATGACTGAATTTTGGAATGAATCTAAAGAAGAATATGAGGAAAATCATGGCAAGAGACTTTAAAAAAGGCGAAACACTTCACCAATTCAAAGAACGTGTGATTGATTCTATAAGTGATAGTTATTGTGCAGCGAAATGGTATAATGCAACTATTTGGTTAGGACACGGCCAAACTGCCAGTTGCCACCATCCACCCAGTCACAAAATTCCATTAGAAGAATTAAAAGATAATCCATCTGCAATTCATAATACTATTCATAAGAAAAAGTTGCGCAAAATGATGCTTAACGGTGAGCGTCCTAGTGAATGCGAATACTGTTGGAAAATTGAAGATATGGGAAAAAATCACATCAGTGATCGTACCTTCAAAACAGAAACAGTTCCTGAAGATAAAATTTTAGAAAGTGTAGCAGCGAAATGGGATGATGATCCCACACTGACAACACTCGAAATATCGTTTGATAGAGCGTGTAATCTCAAATGTAGTTATTGTAATCCTACATTCAGCACTGCATGGGTAAAAGATATTAATACATATGGCCCATATGTTGATATTAAGAGTGATGGACGTGGCCACTTTGAAACAAACGCTCCCTGGGCTGAACCCCCAACCAAGAGAGAAGAAGATAATCCATATATACAAGCCTTTCATAAATGGTGGGATGACGAATTATCTGAATCATTGGACGAAATTAGATTGACCGGTGGCGAACCAATAATGCACACTGGTACTTGGAAATTATTTGATTGGTTTGAAGCCAACCAAGATTCTGAAATGAGATTTGCTATTAATAGTAATCTTTCACCGGAGTCGCCCAAGGTGTTAGACAAACTAATCGAAAAGGCACAGTTTATAAAAAAATTATATATATATACATCGGCAGAATCTACAAAAGATGCTGCTGAATATATTCGTGATGGGCTAAACTATGATCTATGGAAAAATAATATAGATCGTGTTATGAATGAAACAAATGCCAGTATGCACATGATGATGACAATCAATTCATTATGCTTGCCGACAATAACTGGTTTCTTAGATGAAATGTTAGACCTAAAAGAAAAATGGAAACACAGAGCACCTATGCTGAGTTTAAATATACTTAGATTCCCATCATTTCAAAGTGTTGCTATTCTGCCTCCTGAATTGAAATCTATATACAAAGAACAATTAGAAAATTGGTTTTTAGGAGAACGTGCACAAAAATTATGCGGTGATATAGAAAAAGCCAATATTGCAAGACTTATTGATTATTTAGATATAGTAAAGACCCCTCATAAGAATACTTCCGAAACTGAAAAATTACACCATGACTTTAAAACTTTTTATACACAATATGACATTAGAAGAGGCAAGAATTTTTCAGAAACATTTAAAGGGCCATTGGCAGACTGGTTTGAATCTATCGATATTATAGTACCAACAAAGGAAGAAATATTAGATAGATCATTTGTTTCTAGTATGCCTGCAAGACTCAGGACTAATCCAGCAACTGAAGAACAATATTCTGGCGGCGACGATGAACATGAGATTTAGATAGATGTTTATACTTATTGATTCTACCCTTCGTGATTGTGTCACTGAATTTATACTATCTGAATTTAAAATTAAAAACATGTATGAATTGAATTCTGTCATAAAACAACAAATGGATACCATTGTTGATTCATTGGTAGACGATATCACACTTCTAATAGGGGAAAATAATGATCAATATGCATATAAGAATAGAGAATTTAATGCAACACTTATTAGTAAGAATTTAAAAATAAAAATATATACCGGTATATCTAAAAAAATTGCAAAAAATAATTACATGTTAGCAGAACAATATTTCACAACTAGTTTTGCAGCACTTGAACCAATTGAATTTGAAAATGACTGGTACCGTATTGAAGTTTATTGTTACATTGATGGTTCAACCATTGACGGTTTATTATACACAGATGAAATAATAGATATTGATGATATTAATAACAAGTTTATTAATTATGTTATTGATAACTATTATTCAACTGTTGACGCACACGGAGATTGTTACTACTGTTATGATAGTAATATGAGTAATTTTGTGCTATCATCTGAAAATGAATTGACAAATATTGATTTTGATTTTATTTCCAAATATTCGTATCATCAGATGATACACGAGGTTGTATGGCAATGGTGCATATTCCTGTTCTTAGATAGGTGGCCCCGTGATAAAAATTCACATGCATTGTCTTACATAGAAAATAGCAATAATATTAGTTCATTGGGAAACAGATTAATAGATGAATTCTATAAGAAAATTAATAAAAATAGACCAGATAAAAAGTTACCAATACCGTTGCCATCATTGCCCTATACAGAACCACTCCAAAATGAAATAACTGAATATAATAAAAAACAATTGTTGGCTGAATACAAATTTAACTATCTGGGGGACCAGAATGCAAATCCAATGTTTGAACATATGGCAAACTTTATAATGGATCATGATTGTAATAATATTCTAGATATAGCTTGTGGGCATTCTAGGATTAATGAATTCTTAACTGGTCACCAATATTCGCTAACCGGAATAGATAATGATCCAGCTGCTATAGAATACGCAAATATTTTGTATCAAGGCAATAATAATATCAATATATATAACGGCGATATTATGGAGATGGTAGAAAGAGACACTGATGATAATTTTGATTGCATAGTTATATCAGGATTTTTATACTATATGAAACCTGGAGCATTTAAATATTCTCCGAATGAATTCATTGAAAAACTTGTTAAGAAGTTCAGTCCACAATACATTTTGGTATGCGAACCTCGCCCTAGTAAATCTTATTTAACTAGTGACTTATCTGAAGTATTCAGTTCTTGGCGTTATCAAAGTAAATTCTTTGATTTAGATATACGTATGGGAGAACGAGTTGTGTATGCTTTACATACAGATACAAGACGATCAATATACGAAAGGGATATAGTAGCAGAATTTAATCCAGACAGTATGCATAATCATCGTAAAGAACCCGATTATGATGATTCATTATTGTATAATAATGTTTATTTGACTAATACTGAAACACTTAAAGATGTAGTACCATCAGATGCAACACATTATATTAGTGTGTGTGGTGGACTTAAATGTGTATACCAAGCGTGTATGGATTGGGAGCCAGGAAGAGATTTCAAAATGACATATATTGATGTTGTTCCAACTGCATTGGACTTTAGAATGTATTTTGATTTTCTATACCCAAAAATTAGAAATCTAACAGATGTTGCGAAATTCTATAAAAAAGATATTAATTCAGATGTATGGTTTGCAATGGGCGAAGGTAGACATACATCAGAAGCAAATGATGTATTATGCGAGCAACTTGAATATTTGAACATCCAGGATAAATGGGAAGATTTTATTCAAGCATATAACAAAATTGACAAAGAATACATAAGAATAGATGCGGTTAGTGATATCAGTACACTTAATAATATTATTAAGGATGATGCATCATCTAAACTATTTTGGTATAGTAATATACATGATTGGCATCAGTTTAGATACACTGAGGAAGACTTTGCTATGTGGAAAGAAATACTACTTACATCTAACAATATAAAATTATTAGGTAAGGTGCCTCCGTTTACGAGTTCTCCATAATTTAAACAGTATAAATAATCTTATGAATAATAATATTATTAATAATCCAACACTGTGGTCACTTTTTTCTGATGGGAAAAAACAATGGAAGAATTATGGATATAGACAATTAGACCAGATAATACATCATGGTGACCCAAATATCGAAGAACGTTATACTAGTGATTATGATACTAGAACAGATCTGTCAGATGTGGCCTATATAAAATCTAAAAAACATATATTGTTTTTTGGTGATAGTTTCACATACGGACACGGTATCAGTAGCGAACATTCCATTACTAATGTAATGCAACATAAGATTAATGATGATTATATATTAATTAATCTAGGTAAGCCCGGGGCAGGCAGTGATAAAGTAGTAGAAATTTTGTGCCAATGGATGAATTGCGAATATGCCAGTAACGCACATACAGTTGTTGTTAATTTCCCAGATATTTCTCGGGTAACAGAAACAAGGACAGAAAATTTTAAAGATTGGGGAGATAAGAAATCTCAATTATATAATGAGATGGTTAATGCCAGCTCTGACCTATTTTTGATGCCCAAATTCTACACTCCGGGCACAGGAGCATTAACCGAAAAAGATTCAAAAAAAATACATGCCGCCTATTATAAATATTTTTGTACTCCAGTAACAGATTTAAAACGACTTGAAAAAAATTTATTATTAATAACATCATTGTGTAAGCTAAACAATATAAATTTAATTTCATGGCATTGGAGTAAATATTTAAATTCTTTTTCCGAACCCTGGGAAGAGTATGTTAAAAGTGATGATGAAATTTTTGGAAGCATAATACAAAATTTGCAGAAATCTTTTCTAGAAAAAGGGTTAATTTACGAAACTATCCTTGATATTCGTGAAAAAGTTATATTGGAATATGAAAATCAATATGGAAATGAAGATACTAGCCGCAAGCAAATGCGCCTGGCTGACGGACATTATAGTAAAATTGGGAATAAGATATTATCTGACATAATTTATGACACACTTAAAGGAATTATTTAAATGACTACTATTAATACCAAGTATATTGTTACAGCATTGCAAAAGTCTAAAATTAATAAATTACCATATGAATGGATGCACATTGAAAATATATTCTCAGATGAATATTATAAACTATTAAAATCTACGCCATTGGAAGAAGTACAAAAAATGTTGATAGATGATTTTAATGATCCGGATGTATTTGACACTGTTATTGAAAAATTTACTGGCGCGCCGTTAAACGGTGATACAATTAATAGCATATATGCTTTTTGGCAATCACACGGCAAAGGCTACACTTTAAAACCACATGAAGATGGTGAAACTCGTATTTTTACTTTCACTATATATCTTGCTGATAATAATGATTACCCTGAAGCAGGCACTGCCGTATATGAAGTAAACGAGAGTACAAAAGAGTACAAAACTGTGAGAATGATACCATATACCATGAACAGTGCTATGCTTATTGCGCCGTGCAACAAGAGAACGTGGCACGGTGTTAATATGTTAGAACACAATATAAAAAGAGATAGTATAGTTTTGGTGTTTGCAACACATAAATGGGAGCCTGGTCAAATGCATTATGCTGATTGGAAATCCGGGATAAGTGTGACACATGTTATATGAAGAAATAGATGGGTGGCGTTGCGTTGTAGTTGTGAGTAGTGATTCTAGATTACACTTGAACCAAAATGCAGTAGATGGTGTAAAAATATCAGATGATGATATAAATTTAATGCGAAGCGATGAATATTATAACTTTAAAGTACTAGCAAATGATTTTGATGGTGTTAAAAATCAATGGTTGGATTACCCTCACATCCAATATTTAACTAACGCATATGAATTCAATGCAGTGGAAACAGCCGTAAATATTCCATACAGTAATCTTATATCATTGCACTTGAATAGCAATCCAATTACTATACATCAAAAAATGGGAAGTATATCTTTTGGTTGTGGAGATTGTGGTGATACATTTTTTTCGTATGGGTCATCAGAATTAACCTTCAATGGGCTGTTCCAAAGCTTTTCAGGGAGCGGATCCGGGAGTATTTGGGTGAGATGATTGCTGTATTTAAATAATCTTCACATAGTTCAAACGGGTCTCCTTGATATCTGAATTGCCCCAAACTGTGCTACAATCTTTGACTTTTGCAGTGATACTAAAAACACCTGTTATTTCTGATAATTCATCTTTTGTAGTAAAGAATGAAACACGATTTCCGGAATCAGGTGTTATAGCATTTACATTCCATCCAGCCCAAGCAGTTGCCTGACGTTTAGAAATAATCTCAATATCTATAGTAACTTTATCACCTTTACTTCCAATGTATTCAGAACCAACCGAACGTTCTTCTAATTCTTTTTTATTAGTATCACGTTTTACATATTCTGGAATAAAAGCGATAATGCCCATATGTTTTTGAATATATAATTCATCATCATTCTCAGCCAGAAATTCATGGATGCTGGTTTCAAAATCATTCATATTATCACCCAGAACTTTGAACATAAATTCCATATTCAGACTATCAAGCATTGATTGTGATTCATTCAATAACTCAGTATCTTCTAGAATATTTGGAACTACTTCTTCTAATGTTTGGATAACATGGCGATTACTTTCTTTAATACGGGTATAACGCTGGACTTTTTCACCATCTTCGATTCTAATAACAAAGTCAGACTTTCCACCACGTTTTAAATATTCGCCGTTAATACGTTGTGCTGCAATTGCCAAAGCAAGAACTTCTTGTTTTGTTTTTGGTTTAACATAAGCACCATTTTCTTTTAATTCTGGATTACAAAATTTAATTGGATCAATCATTGAATCTTTTCCACTACATCTGCTGCACGATCAAAATATTCAGAGTATGTTTCTCCGTCTAAGATAACTTGCCATTTTTCAAAAAGATCACTATCAACAAAATTCCATTCAATAGAACCATCTTCTTTTTTATTATCTTCAATGCTGATTAATCCAATCATATCATTGTAAAAACTATTAAATGTTGATGCCATATACATTAAGACGCCTCTACTTTATAACTACGAACTTCAGCCCATTCGCCACTGTTGCTAAGATTGGAATGTAGTGCACGTGCATTGTCATATGATAACCCACTGACATGCATACTATCTGCATTTTCACCAAAGTTTTTTGCTGATACTGACCACATACTGTTCTCCTTAACTAACTAACTTATACTATCTTTATAAACTGATTCGTTTACATTGTCAATAGTTTTTTGATATATCTTAATCATCCTCAACTATATTTTTCTACGTGTACAACAAATCCAACTTGGCGATTTGGATCGCCAACATCATGCCCACTATCGTGTGTAAATGGACCACGAATGTAAGTGTCACGGTCTGGACGCCCAGTTTCTTTTGTATTGAAACCTTCGATATATGAAATAGCCTCTTCTTTTGTTTTGAAGAAATAACTGTTTTTCTTATGCATGATGATTTCCTATCTAACTTATACCATCTTTATAAAGTGATTCGTCTATAATGTCAACCCTTTTATCAGGATAAATAACTACGAATATAATAAAGAAGGATATATAAAATATGTTATATGCAAATGGATGTAGTTTTACATACGGCACTGGACTAGCAAATAAAGAAAATGCTTGGCCTTATGAATTGGCAGAACTATTAGGATTTGATAGAAAACAAACACAAACCGAGGCAGATAGAGGCGTTTCTAATTTCTATATTGTTCGCACAGCAATTAAAACAATAAGTGATATGCTTGCTAATGGTGAACGTCCATTTGTTGCAATTGGATTAACAACACCAAATAGAAAAGAACATTTTATTGAAGATAAAAATTTATTAATACATAATATTCCTGCGATTGAATATCATGGCAATATAAGACTAGATGCTAGTACAAATGATGATTTAAAGAAACTGAATGCATTATATATGAAACATTTCTGGTCACCTGTATATGACTTTCACCAATATCTTATTAATGTTATTACACTGCAGAACTTTTTAAAAAATGCAGAACTAGAATATGTATTATTTAACTCTTTAAACCTAACACCCAATCTGATTGATCCCACCAGATTTTCTGAAATATGTAAGACTTACGAGATGGAGAATGTTATGAAACAAATTGATATGCGGCATCTATATGAAGAACAAACATTCTTTACTTACATGTATGATAAAGAACTATATTATAATACAGAGGGCGATGAAAAATTTCTACATCCCAATGATGTAGCACATAAAGACTGGGCTAACATCATATTCGATGATATTAAACGAACACGTGAAGGCAATGGATAATGTATATATATTGCATATCAGATGGCAAAGATTTATGTAAGTTTGGTTTCAGCAATAATCCAGAAAAAAGATTGAAGACATTACAAACAGGAAATCCCAACAAACTTCAACTAATTGATACTATCTTAGTAGAAGAAAAAGAAGTTAGAAATTTAGAAAAAACATTGCATAAGGAATATGCACACAAAAGAGTTAAGGGAGAATGGTTTAACGCTACTCCGGAAGATGGTAAAGTTATGCTAGGATGGTTTGAAATACATTACGTTAATTGAGAATGATAACATGGGAATTAAGACTATTTTTGAAATATTAGATGCGTGGCATACTGAACGTAAGAAACATGATGACAAAACCTTCAAACAGTGGCTCAAACATGTGGGCGGGTTATGGACATCTAAAGAAGAATGGAAAAAAATAGGCAGATGGGAAACTTGGCGACCAGCAGTTAAAGATACCGGAAAAGGTATAGGTAAAATGTTCATAGTAAAAGTTTTTACTGTAATAATATTAATAACACTAGTAAATATGGGAATATTTTAAAAATGAAAAAAATATGGCAAATAATAATGTATCCGTATACACGATATAAAGATAAAAAGAAATTAAAAAAACGACTAGACGAACTTCGTAAGCGTGATCCGTTCATTTACAAATGATTGTACTAGGAATATCAGGTGCGTTAAACCATGATGCTGCGGTCAGCGTCATTTGTGATGGCAAAATTCTTTTTGCCAGTCATAGTGAACGCTATTCTAAAATAAAAAATGACCCTAACTTGAATGCAGAAATAATTCAAGAAGCCTTATCATATGGTAAGCCTGATGTAATAGCGTGGTATGAGAAGCCACTTATTAAAAAATGGAGACAGTTGATTGCAGGACAATATTCACTTGCATTTGATTTAAAAGAATTGCCAGGTAATTATTTAAAAAACTTTGAACAATTAAAAGATATTCCTATAGTATATCAATCACACCATTATACACATGCTGCAAGTGGGTATTTTACAAGTCCATTTAATGATGCGGCTATTGCAGTGATAGATAGCATAGGTGAATTGGAAACATTGAGCATATGGCGTGGCAAAAATGATAATCTTGTGCAATATTATTCGCAAGCATATCCAGCCAGTGTCGGATTATTCTATAGTGCAATGACTGATAGACTAGGATTAAAACCGCAGGAAGATGAATATATTCTTATGGGTATGGCAGCGTATGGCGATATTAATAGAGAAGTTAATAATAAAACTATAATTCAACATATGTATGATGAATTTGGAATAGTATTAAATGATCATAGTAGTAAATTATACCATGTGGTCAACCTAAAAAAGAATCTGCATCGTGGGTGTAAAGATTTTTTACCTGAATTAATAACTGAACAAGATCATTATGATATTGCTGCAGCAACACAAGAAATATACACACAAATGTTATCTGTAATTATAGATGATATTAAAAAGACAACATTCAGTACTAACTTAGTATTGATGGGTGGGTGCGCTCTTAATTGTAGTGCAAATAGTTTAATAACAGAAAGATTTAAAAATGTTTGGATTATGCCTAATCCTGGCGATGCTGGTAGTTGTATCGGTGCATCACAAAAGTTTTTCGATACAAGAATCAAATGGGAAACCCCTTATCTAGGGCATAACATTGAAGGTAGTTATCCAGTAGAGAAAGCATTGAATGCATTACTTAATGGTGATATCATTGGCATTGCAAATGGTCGTGCAGAGTTTGGTCCACGTGCATTAGGTAATCGTACTCTAACTGCTGATCCTCGCGGAGACACAATTAAAGACCGTATGAATGAAATCAAACGTAGGCAAAAGTTTAGACCATTCGCGCCTATGATACTAGAAGAAGATGTACACGATTACTTCATAATGCCAGAAAACATTAATAGTTCACCTTATATGCAATTCGTTGCTAAGTGCAAGTATCCGCTTGATTTCCCTGCAATCATACACGCAGATGGGACCTCACGGGTGCAGACAGTTAATAAACAACAGCATCCAGAGTTATATACATTGTTGTCCAAGTTTAAAGAAAAGACTGGTTGTCCTATGCTAGTTAATACGTCATTAAATATTAAAGGTCAACCAATTGTCAATGATTTAAATGATGCCCAAGAATTTTCTAAGCATTATGATATAAAAGTCTTTACATCTGACGATTAATCTGTTATAATAGCATTAATTATAATTATAGGTTACCTATGGCATACGATTGTTTTTTCATAACTGATGACTTATCTGTTCATTTAATTGAACGTTATAAAACAGTCTTGGAAAAAATTCCGAATGCCCAGTTAGTAAAATTAAATGACTTATCTGATATAAACAGTTTATATACAGAAATAAAAAAGCGTGTTAATACTGAATACTATTGGGTAATTGACAGTGAAATAACTATACAGGATTTTGATTGGAATTTTAAGCCTACTGAATGGGACAAGGAACTTCCTCATATATGGAGCACTGGTGTTAGAAATGAATACGGTAATGACATCAGTGTTAAATTGATACATAAAAATTATGATATTGATACGATTACAGGTGGTATATGTATATTATCTGGTGAATATATTCAACACGATACTTTTAAATATGAAATAGTCGATAAACAACATGATATAATTTATTTAAGTTATGATGAAGAATTTGCAGATGCCAACTATCAGATAATATTAAAAAGATTTCCTTTTGCGAAAAGAGTACACGGTGTCACTGGAATTTTTAATGCACATCAAAAAGCAGCATTTGTTGCCGAAACTGATATGTTTTATGTGATAGATGCAGATGCAATAATCACTGATGATTTTAATTTTGATTATTATGCTCCCATATGGGATAGGGAAGTAGTACACGTATGGAAATCTAAAAACCCAGTGAATGATTTGGTTTATGGTTATGGCGGTGTTAAACTATTTCCAACTGATTTATTACGCAATGCAAGTGACTGGAATATAGATTTTACTACCAGTATATCAGATAATTTTAAATTGATGCCAGAGATATCTAACATAACTAATTTTAACACTGATCCTTTTAACACTTGGAAAAGTGCTTTTAGAGAATGTACTAAGTTGTCTAGTAAGATTATTAAAGGGCAGGTTAATAGTGAAACCAATGACAGGCTACAGACCTGGACGCGAGTGGGACAAGGTAAACCATATGGCGAATATGCTATAGCAGGAGCAATCGAAGGTAGCGATTATGGTGAAAAAAATAAAGAAAACATCATAGAATTAAATAAAATAAATGATTATACATGGTTAAAAGAAAGGTTTGATAGATATTATGAGTAATGTTAGAAACAAAAGAGTAGCAAGAAGAAAAACAAATATTACAAAATCAAACGCAGTTCTATATGATGAATTAAATAGCGGATCAAATCCAACACTTATAATTGAAGAAACAGATGCAACGGTATCTGCTCCTAGTGTTATAGTATCTGTAAATTCGCAAGTAGAGAAGTATGATTATCAATATATGAGTAATTTATATACAGAAAGTAATCCTTCGCAGCAACTTGGTAACTATAGGAGTGCAATGGATTACCTTGCTTATTATAATAATATAAATGTTTCGAAGAATAACAAGTTAGTATCTAGAATTAAAGATTTGATATATGATTTTCCTAATTTAGACATGACATCATATCTTACTGAAACTAATGGCGCAGTACACAGTTGGGTAATATCTCAGTTGACCAATGCATTTTCAAAAAAGTATCTGGGAACAAATTATATTTTAGATGGTGGTATTGGGTTAATAGGAGCATGCCTTATGGATAGTCCATTGACATTTGAAAATATTCGTAGTTTTGATTTACACCCTGAGGGACAATTCGCAGCAGATTCAATGATGAAGGATGAATTGCTACAAAACTGGAAATTTAAATCTACCACACAGGATATATTTAATCTAGATTATATTGAGAATACATTTGTAACTACTTTACCGGACGGAAGTATAAGTGAACCATTTAATGAAATTCCAAATATTATTATTAATACCAACATTAGTAATATTGAAGACTATGAAAGTTGGTGGGGGATGATTCCAACCAATCGGTATGTTGTTTTAGTTGGGAGTGGTGGCGACAATGTACATAGGCCATTCTCAAGTTCAATAGCATTCAATCGTAAGTTTCAATTGACATCAGAATTATATTCAGGTGTACAAAAAATTAATGGAATAAATCATTACATGAAAATTGGTATTAAGTAAATGCTTCCTACATTTCAATTATTAGATAGATTTGAATTACTGTTTCCTACTAAAAGTAAACTTGCAGACTTACGTAGGTCTTATACTGACAAGGACTTATCTAGTATATTCCGCTTAGTTACTGACAAAAACAAAGAAGACCTACGCAAATTAATAATGGAAGATAATACCTGGAAGTTATGGCCATTATTAAGTGAACAAATCGATACTCAATTTGTTGCAGCTTTCAAAAGTTTTTTTGTTAATAACACAGAAATATGGAATGATTGTTTCAGCAGAGGACAATTACAAAGTAAATTATGGTTAGTGCATGAACTTAAAAAATGTAATGTAGATCTCGGCACTGTGTTTTTGTGCGCAGGATGGTATGCTACACTTGCTACTATGATTTTTGAAAGCGATATTAAGGTAGATAAAATCCGCAGTTTTGATATTGATGAAACAACTGTTGACATAGCCGAAACCTTCAATAAGTCTTGGTTTGAAAATCAGTGGCAATTTAAAGCATTAGTCGAAGATATACAAGATATAAATTATAATGAACATACGTGGCAGTATTGGTCCAACAAAAACAATAGAATGAGCTATCCTATTATAGATTCACCTAATACAATTATAAATACAAGTTGTGAACATATAGAAAACTTTTCTGAATGGTATTCTAAAATACCTACAGGCAAATTGGTAATATTACAAAGCAATGATTATTTTGAAGTTGTAGAGCATGTAAATTGTTCAAAAAGTATTTCGCAATTCAGTAGAAGTTGTCCAATGAAAGAAACATTATTTGAAGGTGAATTATTTTTACCAGATTACACCAGGTTTATGAAAATTGGATATAAGTAATTTATTAGTTAAACAATGCTATCGGATGATTAGATGAAAAGAATACATGAATCAAGAAACAGTATTATAGAACTTGATACAGACTCTGGATTAATTTATAAGACTCTAAAGAATAAGGAGGTATCTGATGATTGGCTACATCATTACAACCTAGTACGCAACGATAATAGCACGTATGTAAAAGTTCATAATGTAATTGATAATAAAACATTTACTATGGATTACATTGATTCTATTGGTGACCTAGAATATATTATTAAAGATCCTTCTAATTGGCAAATGATTGATAAGGACTTCGTTATACGATCCATTCAGTCTTATACTAATGCTTATTTGGGAGGATTGCAGGTAAGCAGAAATAGAAATGATGACCATTATTTTATGCACACTGATCTAACACTTGATAACATATTAGTTGACAGAAATAAACAAATTAGGATAATTGACCCAGACTCATACACTTGGGTACCTAATTTACAATGGACAGAAAAATATTATATAACTCATATAAATATGATGTTCTGTTTGCAAAGGTATTTTTACGAAAATGTATAATTATAACGATATCAAAGAAGTTCACTTAGAGATTACACAAAAATGCCAAGCTGCATGTCCGATGTGTGACCGAAATGAGAATGGTGGAAAAGACAATAAGCACATTACAAATGCTGAACTTAGTCTCGCGGATTGCAAGCGAATATTTGAGCCAGAGTTTATTGCACAGTTGCGCACAATGTATATGTGTGGCAATCTCGGTGATCCTATTGTTGCTAAAGATACATTAGAAGTATTTAAATACTTTAGAGAACATAATCCAACAATGTGGCTAAGTATGAACACAAATGCTGGTGCAAAGAATACAGAATGGTGGGAAGAATTGGCTGGCGTTATCAACAATAAAGGTGCGGTAATCTTTAGTGTTGATGGTCTTCGTGATACCAATCATCTTTACAGACAAAATGTTGTTTGGGATAATGTAGAACGTAATATGAAAGCATTTATTTCTGCAGGTGGTAGAGCAAGATGGGACTTCCTGATATTCCAACACAATGAACATCAGGTTGCAGAAGCAGAATCACTTGCGATTGAATGGGGAGTGGAACGTTTTGTTAAAAAGAAAAGCGCACGTTTCATTAGTAGTATTACTAGCAAAGCAAAGGATTGGCATCAGAGTAGAAATCGCAACGGTGAGCAAACACAAGTCATAGCAAAGCCTAACAAAATGAACAATCAGAATTTAATACTACACAAGCAAAAAGAAATAGAAAAGACATATGGGAGTATGATGGAGTTTTACAATCAATGTGATATTGAGTGTAAGGTTGCAAAACAAAAAAGTATCTTTATTACTGCAGAAGGTTTATTTTTGCCATGCTGTTGGACTGCTGGTAGAATGTATAAGTGGTGGCACAAAGATTATCGTGTAGAACAGATATGGGATTATATTGACGCTGCTGGAGGCAAAAAAGGACTTGACGTTATAAACAATAGTTTACAGAGTGTTATTGACGGGCCGCTAGTAGATGATATTGAAAGCAGTTGGAAAAAGAAAAGTATCAAAGAAGGTAAGATCGGAGTATGCGCTCAAAAGTGCAGTATAGGATTTGATGTATTCGAGGCACAGTTTGAATGAGTAAAACTTTTTGCCCTATACCTTGGATATTTCAAGCCCCGCGCAGCAACGGCGACTTACGTGTTTGTTGCCAAGCAAATAGCAGTGAGGACTATGGTCTGATACGCAAGCCGGATGGTACTCCGTACAATGCAGCAGACGACTATTTGGAAGAAAGTCGTAATGCAGATATTATGAAATCAATGCGACTGAACATGCTAGAAGGTAAGTGGAGTAGTCAGTGTATTCGTTGCCGCACCGAAGAAGATAATGGACATCACAGTAGGCGTCTGGCTGAAAATAAAGACTGGTGGTTTGACATTGACGAAGCACGTAAAGTAACAGCAGAAGATGGCACAATTGATGGTGTTGCTATACAGTATTATGATTTTAGATTTGGAAACAAATGCAATCTAGCTTGTAGAATGTGTGGTCCTAGTGACAGTGACAAGTGGTATGAAGATTGGGAAAAGTTAGTAGGACCAAAGTTCTTTGACAACGGCGGCGAAGAAATAACAATCGGCGATAACAGTGCGTTCAATTGGCATGAGAGTGAATACTTTTGGAAACAAATAGAAAAAAATATTAGTAATATCAAGCGTGTATACTTTGCAGGTGGGGAGCCTACACTGATACAAAAGCACTATACCTTTTTAGAAAAGTGTGTAGAAGTTGGACAATCTAGTAAGATGACTATTGAATACAATACAAACATCACAACATTGCCTAAACGCTTACTTGAACTATGGACACACTTCAAACGAGTAATTATTGGTGCTAGTATCGATGGATATGGCGATGTGTTAGAGTATCAGCGTTATCCAGTGAAGTGGGATAAAGTTTATAATAACATGTTGAAGATTGATAAACTGCCTGATAATGTTCGCTGCTGGTTTTCTTACACTGTAACCGCATTTAATGTACATCACACTGCAGATTTTATAAACTGGGTAGACGAACAGCAGTTCTCAAAACTAAATCGTGTCAAACATCATATGGCATACAATCCTCCTTACTTGAATGTACAAGTGTTACCAGATGAGTACAAAAAATATGTCACCGATAGACTAGATGTGGATGACCCAAATTGTAAAAGTATAAGTAAGTATATGAATTCCAAGTCATTGTATAAGTTACATTGGCATGAATTTGAAGGTATTACAACCAAATTAGACAAGATAAGAAATCAAGATATAACAATAACATTACCGGAACTAGGAAAATATGTCAAAAAAATCTGATACATTTTGTATCCTACCGTGGGTACATTTAAGCACAAGACCAGACGGCAGCATGCGAGTATGTTGCACTGCAAATGCAAGTAGCGTTGGCCCCACCAATGATAAAGCTCATGGCGGACAAGTTGGAATTCTTAAAACAGACGATGGTAAACCAAACAATCTAAATGTTAGTGACTTTGAAACTGCTTGGAATTCTAATTATATGAAGAATGTGAGACTGCAAATGCTTAATGGCGAAAAGCCGCCCAGTTGTTTAAAATGTTTCAAAGAAGAAGAAGCAGGTCATAATTCAAAACGAATGTGGGAAACTGCATATTGGAGTGAGAGGGTTGATGTAGAAAAAATCCTAAAAGAAACAAATGAAGATGGAAGTGTTCCGCCCAACCTAGCATATATTGATTTGCGTTTTGGTACTAAGTGTCAACTAGCATGTGTGATGTGTAGTCCACATGATAGTAGTGGTTGGATTAAAGATTACAAAAAGATTTTTCCTGATGTTAAAAATGAATCCCTTAAAGAAACAATGCAATGGAATAATAAAGGTAGTTCCAATGGTAGTAGTTACAATTGGCATAAGCAAAATCCAACTTTTTGGAAACAGTTTTATGAACAGATGCCTAGTATGCAACAAATCTATTTTGCTGGAGGCGAAAGTCTTATCATTGATGAACATTACGAAATACTTGAACACGCAATTAAAATGAATTATGCAAAAGACTTGGAACTGCGTTACAACAGTAACGGAGTTGAATGGCGCGATGATTTATTTGATCTATGGAAAGAATTTAAACTAGTACGTTTTCATTACAGCATAGATAGTATTAAAGAAATGAATGACTATATTCGTTATCCTAGTACTTGGGCACGACAAGAAGAAGTATTTCATATTTTAGATAATGAAACTAGTGATAATGTTGAAATAACTGTTGCTTGTGCAGTTCAAGCACTTAATATATATTATATTCCAGACTTTATTAAATGGAAAGTTCAACAAAAATTTCGTAAAATAAATATGTGGCCTTTTGGTGCTGGTATGATAAACTATCACTTTGTATATTGGCCTGCACATTTAAATGTAAAAGTATTACCAGCGTGGTTTAAAGCAGAATGTCGGCGTAAATATGAGGAATTTTATCCATGGATGGAAAAGAACTGGGAATTATGTATACCATCTTGGCATAAAGATAAAGTAGATTACGACACGTGGCGCAATAGCTCGTATGGTATGAAACGACTAGATGGCATGTTAAGCTTTATGGAAAGTGAAGACTGGAGTGTTAGACTTCCAGAGATGAAAGAATTTATTGGGCTATGTGATAGACAGCGAAACAATAGCTTCAGTGCTACGTTCCCAGAAATGAAAGATATATTTAATGGCCATAAATCCTAAACAGAAACAAAAAACAGACTGTAGAATCGAAAGAGAATAAAATGGGACTATGTAGTATTGACGATAAAACTGAAAAGCAGTTGATGGTTATTTGGGATCTAGGTCGTAGATGTACATTTGCTTGTTCTTATTGCCCACCACACAGAAAAAATAGCTGGAGTACTCTAGCAAGTTTTGATGAACTTGTAAAGACTGCAGATAGTTTAGAGCGTTACAGTGAGATTTATAATTCAAAAAGAAACGAACGATTTAGAGTAGCAGCAAGTTTCACAGGCGGTGAACCAACTGTAAATCCAGAGTTCTTTAGATTTCTAGAATACTTACAAGAAAAGTATCCTCATTGGAAACGTACACTAACTACAAACGGATTTTACAGTAAGCGTAGACTTGAAATAGTTATGAAGAACACCGACTTTACAACAGTAAGTTATCATTGTGAGGGCACTGAAGCACAAAAGAAACAAGTTAGAGAAAACTTACAAACAATGCATGACGCTGGATATGGATTCAAGATCAATATTATGTTTCATGAGAATTCTGATTACTTCAATGAGTGTGTTTATATTGCACAGTGGTGTGACGATAGAGGTGTACAGTATACTCCACGTGTTATTGGTGATCAGGGCGATATCAACTCGGGAATAAAGAACAAGACCGTACACACTTACACTAAAACTCAAATGGATTGGTTCAAGGATTACTGGAAAGCAAAGCAAAACAAAGAGCCTAAGCCTGCTTATTATGCTAGTAATCCGCCTAAGCCTGTTGTTACATCAGATGACACAAAAGATGTGATTAGTAATCAACCAGAACCAAACGTAGAGTCAAACAAAGAGTCAAATAAAGAGCCTAAGCCTGTTGTTACATCGAATGACACAAAAGATGTGATTGACACAAAAGATGTGATTAGTAATCAACCAGAACCAAAAAAAGAAGTAGGACAAAAAATTGGGCGACCGTGTTGTGGTGGCAGACAGTTAGACCTAAGTTTTGACGATGGATCAGTAAGCGAAGGCTCATTTGTAACAAACAACAACTTTCAAAATTGGAGTTGTATGGTAAACTGGTACTTCCTGTATATACACCAAGAAGTAGATAGAATTTATCATCATCAAACATGTCAAGTAAATCTTGACGGTGAAATTGGAAGTATATGTAAAGTAAGTACCTTTGACGAATACTGCGATACACTAGAAGCACAGTTTAATACTGGGCGCATACCATTTATTAGATGTCCTAAAACACACTGTGGTTGCGGATTGTGTGTACCAAAGGCAAGAGTTGATAAAGTTGCAACATCGTTGTTCAACTACCATGCTCCGGGTATTATACCAGAGCAAATGGAAATGAAAGATGTGGGCGGAGCTAAAGGTTCACTGAAAGCAGAAGTATATAAGTTTGATGAATCAAACGGAGATTTAGAAAGGGAAGATTGGGGATGATACTACATAGTGATGATGGAACACAAAGTATAAACTTTGATATTGATGAAAAATATAATAAAATTTTAGTAAACTGCAGCGGTGGTGCTGACAGTGCAATATTACTTTACATGGTTGTTGATTACTTAATGAAGAACAATCGAACAGATGCTACCGTAAGTGTATCAACATGTGCTAACGATTTTAAGCATCGTTGGAATGCTCGTAAAGCAGCGGATGTCATAAATTGGACAATTGCTAATACAGGCTTTGCTAATTTTGATATGCACTATACATATTATAGAGATAAACAAGATACAGCGTATTTTCATGAAGTTGAATATCGCTTGTTTCGAGAAGGTAGAACAAATTTAATAATTAGTGGTATTACTAATAATCCTGTAGTTGAAGCTAGTGTGCTTGACATTAATGGCACTGCGGTTGATTTGGTAGCTACTGGACTACCAAATAGAAACGTAGGAGAAGATGCAAAAGCCCTAAATATAAGAGAAGATCTAGAATGGGCATGGTACACACCATTCCACAAAGTGGATAAAAGATTTGTAGCATCAATGTACAATCAATATAATGTTATGCCATTATTTGATCTTACACGTAGTTGCGAAGTAATACCAATCGGTGATTACAATCCAGAATTTGAAAAAACGCCATGCGGTGAATGTTGGTGGTGTCTGGAACGTAAGTGGGCATTTGGTAGATGGTAGATAACACTTGATTTATTGATATAAGGATTAGTAATGAGAATTGTAGCATTTGGATGCAGTATAACATACGGACAAAGTATGGAAGACAATCATCCTGAAAACATTGTTCCAAGTCAATATGCTTGGCCGCAAGTATTGGCGAACATTGCTGGTGCTGAAGCAATCAACAAAGGGCAAATGGGAGCAGGGTGCAAAGAAATTATAAATATAATTCTTGATTTTGAATTCAAGCCAAGCGATGTGGTTGTAATAGCTTGGTCATATCCGGAACGTTGGTCTATCATACGAGAAGATAATAATGTAAACCGAATTGGTCCATGGATGTGGCAAAACTATAAAAAGCCTTTGTTTGGTGAAATAACAGAGACCGCTAATATGTACTATGAATATATATGGGATGAGTACGATAGCTTCTTAGATCAAAGAAGAAACATAAAATTTGCTAAATTATATCTTGACAGCATTGGAATAAAAAGTTATCATACAACTGTAATAGATGAGAAATATCAAAATAAAAAATGGTTTGATATTTCGCTACTTGACATAGGTATAAGAAATTATATTAAAAGTAATACAAGAGCATTAGACGGATTACATCCAGGACAAGATGCACATTATAAAATAGCAAATGCGTTTTGGAATAAAACAAACGGACTAACAATATGACAGAAATTTTAGGTGAATAACTTTAAAAAAGAGTTTGACAAACTACAAAATGAATGATATAATATATTATGAATGAAGATTTAAAATGGTCTAATTATGACTTTACAAAAATACCCTTTGACGATATTGTTGGTGTTGGGCAGCGTACTTTGCTGTATCGTGACCTATTTACTGTTAGTTGGTTACTAGGCAGATTCTGCAACTACAAATGCTCCTACTGTTGGCCTTATGCCCGCAGTGACCGTAAAGACCATCGTCCTACGGAACTATGTTTACGGACAATAGATGAAATAAAGAGGCAAGCACGTGAAAATGGATTTAATAGTTTTCACTTCTCGTTATCTGGCGGCGAACCTACTTTCCATCCTGGCTATTTAGATATTCTGGGTCATCTTGCAGATGATGTATCAAATACTAACTACACTAGTGTTCATATGACAACTAATATGTCACGTAATGTTAAATGGCATGAGGATTATGTAGAGCGGGTTAAACCATTTCATCGTGCAAGTATCACTGCTAGTTTACATACTGAGCATCTTAATACAAGAGATAAGATGCAAGAGTTTGCAGATAAACTTATATTGTGTCAAGAAAATGATGTACAAATTACAGTGAACATGGTTATGGTCCCAGACTGGTTTGAACGTGATTGGGATAATGCATTATTTTTTCATGAACAAGGTATTAATGTAACATTGAAGCCACAATCTGATCCCACTGCAAGCCGTGTAGTTGATGGGTATACAGAAGAACAAATGAAAAGATTGTGGAATGGTATGCCACAACTTGCGTATACTGAGGTAAAACGTAAATGGAATGATAGACCAAAACCCAACTTTCAAGTTCCAGAGTATGCAATTGGTCAAAATGATAAAAGTGTACCTTGGCATATGCAAGTAGAGTTTACAGACTCAAAAGGCAAGAAATGGTATATGGATCAGGCAGAGCGTTTTAATGCATTTAACTTTAATAACTTCGAAGGTTGGAGTTGTAACAGTGGCTATCAGGGCATCATAATACGTGAACCAGACGGTAGTATAAAACGTAGTTATAGTTGTGCAGACCAGCCATTGGGATATATCGAAAGTGGATTTAAACTATTTGACAAACCAATGCCATGTATAAGTAAGAGTTGTGTTAGTAGTGCAGATTCAAAAATACCAAAACGTAAGATATAAAAAAAGCACCGTAAGGTGCTTTTCTTTTTAAACTGCCATTGGTGCTCGAATAGTTTCACCTGGATCATATCCTACTACTTCAAAATCATCCATTTTAAAATCAAATATTGAATTTACATCACGTTTTATTACTAACTTAGGAAAGGCTCTTGTATGGCGCTGTAGTTGCTCCTCAACCGCCTCTATATGATTATTATATATATGACCATCACCTATAATGTGAATAAATTCGCCTACATCGTATTTACAAACGTGTGCAAGCATATATGTTAATAATGAATAACTTGCAATATTAAATGGAACTCCCAAGAATAAGTCTGCGCTACGTTGATATAAACTGCAACTTAACTTCCCATCATTACTTACATAGAACTGCGACATAACATGACAGGGCGGTAATGCCATTTCATTTAATGCTCCAACATTCCAAGAATTTAAAATATGCCTACGTGATTGTGGGTTATTTTTTAATCCTTGTACTAACTGTTGGATTTGATCGACGCCATTGAAGTTTCTCCATTGTACTCCATATACTGGTCCTAAATCTTTATTAGTATCACTATTATAATGTCCCAATGCAACACCTTGATTGTCAGCATTGGCAGTCCATATAGTAGTTTTGCCTATTAGTTCTGTTCTAGGTTTGCCATAATGAATTTCTGCAAGTCTCCGTTCATTTTGTGATCCTTCAAGAAACCAAAGTAATTCACTTAATACTGATTTAAATGGCACACGTTTTGTAGTTAGTAGTGGAAAACTGTTACTGAGATTGTAGCGGCTTGTATTCAAGAATGTAGATAGCGTGCCTACCCCAGTACGTTCATTGTTTTTCGGTTCACCATTCTTCAATACTGTGTGTAGTAAATCTAGGTATTCATCTTCTTCATAGTTTGCCATTTACTTTTCTTCATCCTTATAGCTTTGAAAATGTTGTTTTAAAATTTCTTTTACACTTTTTACTACGCTTTCACGTAAGTTTGGGATATCAAGTAATATTTCAACATCATCAATTGCTTCGAAGTTCTTTGCCATGTCTGCCCAACTAAACTCACCACTTAGTGGCAATGGGGCCAATAGGTCATCACCATTTAGTGTGACTTCGTGACCATTTTTCATTATGACTTTGATACCTGTAATGAATGAAGATGGAATACTAATTGGAACAACTTCCTCCATTATTCTATCAAATTCACCTTCTCTATCAAATTCCATATATTTTCCTAACTTAGATGCCCACGTTCTTTCATTACTTCTATATGTTCAAGCGATGCCAAAATAACTGCAGCCGCTTTTACTAATTCCCTTTCAAAATCTTTAGAATTTGGGGGAGTAAGCATAGTTGCACGTTTAGTTTCCTGTGCCAAATAATATGATGTTATTGCAATCCAATCATTTGGAGAGTTTTTTGCATCATATTCACTGCCCGCCAAATCATATTGGCGAACACGTTCTTGCTCAATTCTACTTAGAATGCTACTACGCTTACTATTAACAGACATTATGTTACAGACTTCCTTGGACGTCCGCGCTTCTTAGGAACATCTGGAATTGTAGATGTATCTACTGGCGCTTTCGCCTTAGGCTTGGCTGCTTTTTTTGTTTTCGGCATTAAGCTAGCATCATACTTATATGCCTCCTGTCTCTTTGCTTCTGCTTCTGCAGCCAACAAGTTTGCTTGTACCAAAAGATTCCACGCAATTTGTTTATTTTCATCATCTTTGGATAATTTAACATTTGAATCAATTCTTGATTCTTGTGGTTCTACAGTTTCGACTGATTCTTGTTCTGTAGAATTCATTGCATCATTGATTTCGTTTAATGGTACATTTGTCTGTGTATTTGGAGTCATAATAATCTGATCTGTTGGAATCTTTGAAAGATGCCCTTCAGAATGAAGTGTATCTAGCATGACCTTGCCGTGCCAAAATACTTTTCGTGAAAGTACTTCATATAGATTATTAGTTGTTTGGCCTTCATTTGACTCAATTGCTTCCATATATGAATCGTGATAACGGTCAGGCAATGTATCACTATACACTGCCAGAGCATTGTTTGGATCATCTGGAAGAGACATGAAAACAACACTTAGTCGTTGTCCTGTTCCCTTATGTCTACCAACGTGTTTTATAAAGGGTGCAGTTGCCATGATTGTTAACCTGCTGCCTCAGGCGTTTCAGTCTCACCTGTTGCTTCCGCTGCTGCAGCACTTTGTGCTTGTACATGGTCTACGAATGCTTTAACACGATTTGCAGTATTGCCTACTGCGGATAGTTCACCTGCTTGAAATGCGCCGCGTTTTGATGCTAGATCAATAATAGCATATACATTAACAAGATCGTTAACTGTAACTGCTGGTACTTCTGCTTGTGCTTCTGTAGCAACTTCAGGTGCTTGAGTTTCTTCTGACATATTAAGTTTCTCCTATTTGTCAATTTATTATATATAATATGAATAAACTCTTATTCATACTACGATTATACTATATTAAGTGATTGTTGTCAAGTGTTTTTATGCAACCATATTAACATATTCATCTGGCCAATTTAAGTATTTTAACCAAATTTCATGCTTTATGTTTAATGTAAAATTTTTACTTCCATACATTTGATAGAAATTTGGTTTATCTGGCATAACTTTGGGAACAATATTTGAATTATTTCCTTTACTATGATTGCATTTTTTACACGCACTTACAATATTATGCCAATTAGTCCTACCGCCCTTACTTCTTGGTAAGATATGATCGAGTGTTAAATCTGCCTTGTTGAATGTATTGTAACAATACTGGCAAGTATATCTATCACGTATAAAGACATTTGCCCGACAGAAATTAATTGTGCCTGCTTGTGGCATGTATTCTCTCACACAAATAACACTTGGTACGCGCATACTGTGATTAACAGAATGCACAGTCCAATCATGCCATTCAAGAACATTTATCTTATCTAACCAGATAAGTTTTATGCTTTCTTGCCAAGATAAAGTAGATAATGGCGTCACACTTAGTGGCGCGCCATTAGCATTTAATAATAGTGTATCATTACTCATAATTATATTTATACTTGTATTTTATTATGATTCGTAATACGTATATTCGCCGAATGGTGGGACAATATGCTTTGACCCATGAATAACAAATAGAGTATCGCAATATGCTGAATTGCCCCAACTACCAAATGGAACACCATCAGTAAACATGATGAACTTGTCTGGTTCAATTTGATTTTCTTCCATAAAGTCCCAGTTACACGCAAAGTCAGTGCCACCGCAGCCAATAATTTCATACTCTTTTAATTCTTCTGAATTCATAGGCGTAAATTCTTTAAATGATTCAGCATACACTTGTGTATCGAAAGTCCATATTTTCAAACGAAAGTCTTGGAATTGTTGCATAATTCCATAAATTTCTCCCAAGAAGTCACGGATCATATCTTTAGATATAGAACCAGATACATCAATGCCTATTGCAGCATCTACCATAACTTCATTATCCATACCTGGTAGATAGATACCCATACTACGTGATTTGCGAGATTGCCGCATCCATGTGAAATCTGCTTTTTGTGAACTTTGAATACTTAGATTAATATATTCACGCCAATCCATTTTAGGTTCTGTCATATCTTTAATCATGCGCTTGATATCGCCGGGAAGATTGCCAGCACCAGATGCTTGAGCAGCCTGCAATACAGCCTGTTTCATCTGGTCTTTAATTTCTTTTGCTTCTTCTTTTGTGATTTTGATAGGAGCCTTACGACCTGTAGGATCATTTTCACCATTGCCACTACCTTCACCATCACCATCACCAAACATATGTTCATCAAGTGTATCAGTATCGCTAAAATCTTTACCGTCTTCCTGTTGTTGCAATAGGTCACGATAAATTTCTTCGGTATATGATTTATAATACTTACGATCATATAGTGCTTGCTTTGGCATTGTGCCAATCTTTGCTTCTACAGTTGCTTGATTAACTTTATAATCAGCAGCAATATTCCACAACTTTGCATCACGTTCATTATCTGCAAAGTCCATCAACCGACTGCCGATACCACAATGATCATATACACAATGAAATACCTCGTGCCCAACAATGAAGTCAATCTCTTCCGGTGTCATTGTACGGAAGAAATCTGAGTTATAATAGAAGTGCTTACCATCTACTGCTGCTGTTGGGCACCATTCTGCTTCTACTAGTTTTAAACGTGTAGCAAGTGTACCAAAGAAAGGATGTTTAATCAACAAGCGAACACGACCAGAGACAATCATTTCTTTAACTTCTTGATCAGTGTATTCAAATACTACCGGTTCTTCTGAATTTTCATCAACTTCAATGCCATTTTCTTTAAGCAAATCATCAAATACTGAATTGAAATCTTCTTCAGTAGTAATTTTTTCTGGTTCGATTCGCATATGATACACCTTTTCGTTTATTTCAATATTAATATAACATCTACTATTTGTATTGTCAAGAAAAAAGAGCGCCTAAGCGCCCTTTTTTATTAATTATTATGAGCATCAATAATTAGTTTTCCATATTTTTTGAAAAACTTTTCAATGCAAGGAACTTTGCGCGGCTCAAGTGGTAGTTTATAAACCTTAAGAGCGGTACGCCCACCAAGTACGGTCATTTCTGTTTCAAAATTATCCATCATAAAGTTAAAAAAGTTGTCAGCCATTTTATACAACTCGTCCATTTTGTCTTTGCCGTTACGGTCTAAGAAATCTTTTAGCTCGTAGCATAGTGATGCAGTTAGTGAGAACATTGCAGAAATTTCACGTGCCTCCGGTGATAGTGTAGTAACTGTACCATTCAGAATATCAGATGGATTGGGCAGTTTACCTGTTAGTGCACGGTGAGCCATAAACTTAGTAGCGATACCGTCACCTACTGTGCCAGCAATTAAATCGTGCAACCGATTAGTGCTTATTTCCTCACCAGGCTGTGGAAGCATTTGTGAAACAAACGACCATGAACGTGGGGTAGCAAATGCACGTGATGCAGTTCGTGGATCGAAGTTCATAAGATCCATCTTGTTTGCAGTAACATAGCCTACAACTTCTGCATCTATATTATTTTCAAGTGCCCAAGTCTGCCAATCTTCAAAATCAGTTGTCATTTCAAGGTGAACAAAACGGTTAGCAAGTGCACTAGGCATACGGTATGCAACCCCACGGTCACTTTCACGGTTGCCAGCAGCAACGATTAGAACATTATCAGGGAGACGATAGTTGCCGAGCCGACGGTTCAAGATCAATTGATAAGCGGCTGCCTGTACAGACTGCGGTGCTTGATTCATTTCATCAAGAAACAATGTGATACATTCAAACTGATCCGCAAGTTCTTGAGTAGGGAGATCGGCAGGCGGAAGCCATTCCATCAAGCCTGTTTCAATATTCGGTACTGGGATACCACGCAAGTCAGTGGGCTCCATGAGTGCAAGCCGCATATCAATCATATAACCTGAACGGTCTTGTGTGATTGAGTCGACAATCTCAGATTTGCCGATACCAGGAGGACCCCAAATGAAGACAGGACGCTTACGGTTCATTGCATAATTGACTTCTTCACGAATATCACTTGGGCGAACTAGGCGTACATCCATATCTGCTGCTGAAACTTGTGCCATTATGATTCTCTTTCTATGTTGATTACTACTATAGTATAGCGTAGTTGAATTGAACTGTCAAGAACTTTTTTAAGTCTGGAGAGGTGATACTGGAATTGCATTTTCTACTAGAAACGCACGATAACCTTCGTCCAAATCCATTAACTCGTTTTGCCATTCTTTCCATGTAACTGCTTCTAACGGAAACTCTTTGCAATATAGATCGTTTACCATATATTTTGCAGCAATAAATGCCATAGCATCTTGTGGACGTTCCACATCGTTCACAATATATTCATTGCCGCCCTTCATTTTCCAGTAAGCATTGCCATTCGAAAATTTGCCATCGGCTGAATGTGCACCATAATTTTCAAGAATTTGTGTTTTAACAACAAACATATCATATCCCTTTATTACTGTCTATACATTCTTTATATAGTGATTCGTTTAGAATGTCAAGAGGAATATTTATTATTGTGTGTATTTTTTATTTTCGATCCATAAATCGAAATCGCTATCAAGTAATAAAAACTCTGCCGCCAATGATTCTTCGAAAACTATAAGTTTTCCATGACGCAGATAATATGGTGTGATCATATACCTATCTAATTGTATTATTTGTGTTCCGGTTTCTATCTTGGATGCAGTTTTTAATCTGATAGTATATGTATCGAAATTTTTAGACATTATATCTTTGCCCATTGTTGTTAATCTAAAATTAATATGGTCTCTTTTTGAGCTAATAAAAAGGTCATTGGTTTTATATTCTTTGCGCCCAGCACATTTACCTTTAGTATTTGCATTGATATACTTTATTAGTTCAGTTTTAGTCATTTTAATTTTAAGTTACTTGGGTGATAACTTTTGTCCTTTATCTAGTAAATAAACTTCGAAATCATCGCATTTAAATAAATCATTTAATTTTTCTGCTAAATTGTAAGCGTGTCCTGGATTTGAGAATGAACACTTTTTATATTTAGGACCAGGAAAGTTAATTAAACTATTAAGTGAACGTAAGTTTATTGCTTCGCCTTTATAAAATACAGCATATATTGCAGTCGCTTTTAACACTTGTTCACTTCTATATGTTTTAGAGTCTGTATACTCTAATATTATTGTTGGTTTAGGTCTTGCCATGATATTTTATTCCTTACTTGTTAAACATATTTATCTAAATTTAACTATTATATACTGATATAACGTAAAAAAAGCGCCTTAAAAGACGCTTTTTAATGTGATATATTGACACTACTATTAGGACGTAGCGTTATTATCTGCTTCATCAAGAACTTTATTAAACTCTCTTAATCGTTTAATTACAGATTGGAAATCAACAATCGTTGTCCATCTATCGATAAAGAATGTTAGTGCACCTTCTACTCTGCCAAATGCATTTAGCACCTGAATAAGAACACCAAATGTAATCAACTGTGCAAAATAACTTGGTGCTAATATTACAATAGCAACATTACCTGCTAGTAATGAAAATCCAGTTTGCCATATACCAAAGCCCATATAGTAGTTGAATAGGCGATAGTAGTTACGTTTGATTGATGCAAACATTGGGAACAAGTCTTCTGATAACCGTTCTTTAAAATCATCTTCACTATGAACAAGTTTTTTACGAAACTTTGCTTCTACTACTTGGTTTTTATATTCCAAACCTGGAAGTTTAATACCTAGCAAGAATGATAATAGTGTTCCACCTATACTCATTATAAGTGCAGCCCAAACTAGAAAGCCAGGAATAATTTGACCATTCCAAACTGGTAGACCTTCACTTAATGTCCATAATACAGGTAAGAATGCAGCAAGAATGAAAATCTTATTGACAAAACCAGTGAATAGTGATTGTAGGGTTTTACCAAAGATCATTAGATCCTCTTGAATACGCTGTGAACCACCTTCAATCTTTGCTGTGGAAGATTCCCACCGCTTTAGATAGTAGTGTGTATTTGCTTCTCTCCAACGAAATGTAAATCGTTGTGTTTGCCATGTAGCATATGTTGCCATTGGTACATAGATAAGAAGTATTTCTAAGAAACTGGGAACAGTGGTTGTTTCGTCCATACTGAACGTGATAAACTCCCATAGTCTAACTGGATTGAAACTCCAGAATAGTTCCCAAAATCTTGCCTCTTGTAGTGTTTGTATAGCGTCATAAAACTCACGGTTCCATGCGTTATAATAAACTAGAATTTGAACGTTGTACCATCCAATGAATAATAGCCAAGCCAGCATTAGCCAAGCATATAGAAATTGTGATGGAGTCCAAAAGAAACTCTTTAGCATTTTGTAGTCCTCCTATTTGGCAACCTTATCCTTATACTGGATTAAGTGTTGCAGTAGTCAAACCCCAAAAATTTACATAATTTGTTGCCAAAGAAACTAGTCCTGGTTTCGCTTTGAAGTCAGTTGGTTTCAACCAATACATAGTTTGATTTGGGATTTGTATAAACAATTTACGAACCTCTGGATCATCAACACCAAGTTCTTCTAATAATCCCAAGAGATTACTAGCAGTGCGGTATGCTCCAGATTCTGCTTGTCTAGCAGGCATTCTATTAATAAATTGTTCTGGTGTGCCTGGCCCGTGAATACCGAACCAAACATCACCAATAAGATATCTTCTATCACCGCCTAAGAACATAAGACCACACGCACTTGCACACACTGTTTTGTTTTTTAGGTGATCGATATCTAAATCATCTCCAACTTTGCCAGGAGAGTATATAATCTTACCGTTTGCATTCATTACTGGTGTATCACGCACAACTGTTACAACATTTCTTAACTTAAAGTGTGCTGCAATACAAGATCCTTCTGCTAGATTGCCACCTGGGCTTTCTAGAATAACAGTAAAGTCCATTGGCATATTGGGGACGATACGGTCACAGTCTCCATCACCAACACTACCAGTTAATGTATATAAGAAATCATCTACCTTAACAAAATCTAAATGTTTTTCAACTTCAGATTTTAACTTTTCTGCTTTTGTAGATGCATCATTTAGTCTTTTAAATTCTGCAATATATGAATTGACATAGTTTTTTAAATGAAAGCCACTAAGTAATATAACTGCGACAATTAGTAATAGGTATATAGGTTTTGCCACCAGTTTTCTAAGTTGTTTGTATACCCATGTTGATTTTATTGTTTCAATTATTATCTGCCGTGCTTTACTTAAATATGTCATACACTATTTTCCTTATTGGTATTATAGTATATTTATCTTATTACCATCCACCTTTATTTTCAGGTAGTTTAGGTGCTACCGGCGCAGATGAGTTTCCGCTTTGCTGCTGATTAAATAATTCCATTTGTCTTTGGAATTCTTCCTTTGTGATACACTCTGCTGTCTTATACATTTTGTATTCTAGATCCATAGTGAATCCTGCTGGTGGTGTTACTACATATTGTATATATTCTTGACATCTATCCATACTTGGAAATGGCATAAATTGATATAGTGGTTGTCCCAGTGGGACTTGAAATATAGAAACTACAAAGTGTCCTATAATCATAACTGCATTGAAATCAGGCATTAAATTTTCCTCCGTCGAATGTTACTGTTTCTGGTGTTTTATTTGTATCTTTTAGTTCTATAAGAAGTAAAGATAATTCCGTTTGTAGTTTAATAGCATCTTCCATACTTATACGAACAAATGGATCTTTTCTAACTGCAGATTTATTAACTGCCATTAGAAAACTTTTTATTTGTTTGTAATCGTTCATTTGTTAATCCTAGCAATTTCTGCTTCTAGTTGTGTCTTTGTTTTAAATGGTCCGATATATTCATATGTATCTAGCGTGTCACGTTTTACACAATATGCATTCCTCCAAACACCGGTAAAATGTAAACCATAATATCCTGCTGCGTATATCACTTTTGATTTTTCGGTTTTTGTGTAGATTGGAATATTTTTTTCATCTAAACCTTTATTAAATGCAATATGTTTAGATGGGTAACTTTCGACTTCATCTATATCTTTTCCATATTCAACACTTATATTTTTCTTAACTTGCTTAGATTCAAGAATTTTACTTCCGTACTTTGAAGTTAGAGCATCTAACGGTAGAGTCTCAATATCTATAGCATCCTGCATGATTACTTCAAAGTCTGAAGATTCAGTCCTACGAATGAGACCAAGTTTTATCCCAGCATCTTCTACAATCCAGAACTTATCTTTTACTATTTCAACCGTATACATTTTTTAATATTTCGTAAGTTTCTTCCCATCCAGATACTTTATGGGTTCTACCTACACCTTTTTTCTTAATTGCTTGTGCTAGTGTATAATCATTACCGCCATCAAAGATAGCATCGCCGAAAAATATAATTGTATCAGATTTTGTAAAATCTTTAAGTATTTGACTTTTATCAGAACCAGTAGGAGCAATATCAATTCCAGTTTCCCCTCCTACAGTTGCAGTCACGCCCTTGAATTCATCATCATTATAATTGATATACAATGCCATGTTTTCACGTTCATTATATTCTTTATCCCACTTTACATATTCAGCACGTTGTTCAGTACTGGCACCCCGCCCCACAACTGAGAAGTTAACCATACCCGGACGTTCTTCAATATGAGTACCTGTTAGGTGCGGAAACTTTGTATTGTCTAACCAGTATCTTAATGTTTGATGTGCAGGGACTGAAATATTCCATGAATTATTACGCACATTAACGCCCTTTTCCCACACTGAGTTACCATTACAGTTGTATGAACGTTTCACAGAATTAAATAGACCATTTCCTATTTGCTCAATAGTCTTTGGCGCGTCACTTCCTGTTGCAAGATATACATTATTTGATTTACAGAACTTTAACATGAAACGCAAGAAAGAGGCATTAATTGCCCCTCTACTTGGTGTTAGTGTTCCATCCACATCAAAAATATATTTAAGCATGTGGGTATGCTTTGTTAAGAATTGCAGCCATTTCATCTGGTGCTTTCGCTAGATTTTGTAAGTCCCATTCACCACACCAACGTAAGAAGTTAATCCCTACGCCCGCTTTTGTCTTGGGTACACTACGTTCAGCAATAGTTTCAATGAACTTTACTTTGAGATCATGCGGTTGTGCAGTAAGATCGATCAATTTTTTATTACGTTCATACATATCACGCACTGTGTGTTCTTCGCCATTATGGTCAGTCCACCGTTGTAACATAAAGTTATTCCAATTAAAACCTCCAGTATCACGGTCTTCATATGCTTCAATCATACCAACTTTATTCTTAGTCCCTTTCTTTCTGCAACCAGGATATGCACTAAAGATATTATCACTTGTGTCACCGCGGATACATTTCTCAAATAGTAACCATTCAGGATCAGGTGCGGGCATCACTTCTTTAGTCTTCTTATCTTTGATAGGAGTACGTTTTTTATCATCCTTAAAAAACCCATTGGGAGTAATGATACGATTTTGTACTCCATCATAGATAGTTACATTATCACAAAT